ACATCAACCTTTCGTTTACTTTTTTTCTTGGGTGGTTTCTCGTACTGAAGAACTCGTTTCGGTGGATTTTTTGTCTTTGCTATAGGTTCTACCTTGCGACTTTCATTTGTGATTGTTTCCACCATTAATTAACCCACGTTGTTTGTCTTTAAGTTTTTCTACATCTTGTCCTAATTTTTCTACATCTTTTTGTAATCTAGTAATATTAACTTTGTTATGCATCATTTCACCCAAGTCTTTTAATATCTTTTCAACTTGTGTTGCCATGTGTTCAAGTAACATAAATTGCTCACTATCAGCAGGTAAAGTTCCCATCTCACCTCTTGGCCACTTGATACGAAAATCATTATTCTTTTCAATATCGGCTTTAAGTTCTTTCTCTAATGCTGACAAATCTTTGGTGGTTAATTTTTCATTGACCTCTAAGCGATTTAATCTTTCAATCACTCCAAAGTAAGCCCACACCCCAACTGCTACTGCAAGCACGATAGAAATAAGATTACGAATGGGCATCGCAATGGAAGTACTCTCACTTACTGAAACTGGTTGTTCAGCCATAATTTAATCCTTTCCCAGATGCTCCACGGGCAACCATTTTTCTCCATCTTGATACGCATCATAATTTCGTAATTTTAGTTTTCCCCTTTTCCATTCCCAACGAACACCATGACCTCTACCTTGAGAACGCATAATTTTTCGTTTTACTTTGAGACACTCTGACATACCACCTCTCGGCGTATACTCTTTCAGCTGTCCAGAAATAAACATATGTAGAATCCAGCCTGCAAAGACTTTTTCATCACCTTGTTTTGCATTAACATTAAAACTATAAACCATTGAAGCAAGTAATGTAAAGATAAAAGTAATAGTAAACAACAATGTTTTCATAGGGATCATTCCTTTTATGAGTCATCCCTATTTAGTTGTTTATTTTATCCAATAATTTTACAAAATGCTCCGCATCTACCACTACTAATGGTTTCTGATTGTTACGTTTAATAAAAAGTATAGGTTCATAATCTCCAGAGTTTGACTCTGCTTGTTCATATGACTTCCATACATTAAGTGATTCTTGGTTCTTACATTCTATCGAATACGGAAACTTCTCTCTTGCTGCACGAGCCATAATTAGGTCTTCACCACCAGCACCCATACTACGAGATTCTACATCTTCGGGATGAACATCTAACTGTTCTATAAGTTGGTCACGAACCCATTGTTGAAACCGCCTACCTTTAGCTTTTGCTGACGAGGTTAACATATTACACTACTAGTCTTCATCTTCCCACTCCATATCATCCTCTAATTCATCAGAAAGAGATTCCCCACAAAAGACACAATACTGCATAACATAATATCTTTCGTTTAGATTGTGTTTTATTTGATACTCTGCTTCACAGGATTCACATACTATAAGTTTCATCCATCATATCTCACAGCCACCAGCAACGCAAGCTAGTTCTTGAGCACCTATAGTCATATCTGTTTTCTCATAATCTCCAAGTTTAGACCAATCAATTTCTTTGGGCATTTTATTCAACAATACTTCAAACTCTTCTTTTGCAACATCTTGATACGGTGCTTGTTTATATGTATGTTCTGAAAATGGAAGGAAACTCACACCACTCATCATGTCAAAGTTATCATACACCCACGCACCAACTTCAAGCCATTCACTCTCTTTAACAGAAATTGTTACAGATGGTTTATGTTCGCACCAGTTTTCTTGATATACTTTCCATAACTTCAACTGGTCAATCGCACTCATGTCTGTGCGAAATACTGCATCTTTGTGAACACTCATAGGAAAAGAAAATACTGCTGTGTGACTAGGATTCATTACATCATCTTCTACAGGAAAACCCATATCTGTCATCATTCTTGTAAGAGGGTCTTTCTTATCTCCACGTACTGTACGAATATAAAAAGGATTGTGTCTTGCATGAATACCAGAAGCTGCATCAACCAACTGACTTACTGTACCAGAAGGTTTGACACAAGTAACTGCAACCGATTGATTGATACCAATCAGTCTTGCAAACTCTTCGTTAGTTTTAACTGCTTCTTTTTTCAATTCTTCTAGTAACTTTGGTAAATTTTCTTGATAATCTTTACCATTCAAAAGTTTGTTGTCCATAATACCAGTAAGAGAGACTCCTAAAAGTCTCTCTTCTTCGCAATTATTTCTCCAGACTGATGATACGTACTTGAAGTTTGTAAGTGTTGATTGAATAGTACCAAGAATAGTAGCAAGACAAACTTTCTTTAAAAGAGTATCTTTTGTATCTGTAGTACGAACTACAACTTCTGAAAGATTACAAAACTCCCTACTACGCAAAATAATTTCTGAACATGGGTTTGTTCCAAAGTCCTGTTCTGAATCTCTACGACCATTCTTTGCAGCTTGTTTTTTTGCACTCTCACGATTAAAAATACCACGTTCTCCAGACTTGGACTCATAAAGAGACTTCCACTCATCCATAAATGTACCAATATCTGGTTTCTCTGTATAACAAGCACTATTGTTTGCCAATGCACGTTGCGGTTCTGTATTCCACCATTGGCCCGACTTAGCTACTCTCATACGGTCATCAGAGAGGTTAGATAGACTTATGAGTGCGCTTCTTCTTACGCCCCCTACCACAACAACCTCTGCAATCTTACAAACTAGGTCATGACATTCGATAGAGGAAAGTTTGCGGCCAGGTGCATTTTTAAAGATATTAACTGCAAAATTGAATAGAGATTCCAGTGGTTCTGGACCTGACGCTCGACCACCAAATGTCTTGAGAGGAGAACCAGCAGGACGAATCTTTGATAAGTCCCAACGAGGAATCTGACCGATATACAACATACCGATAAGTTCTTTAAGTCCCTTGGCCCATCCTAACTTTGAATCTGCAACTGCGATAGTAGTGTCAGTGTGATGAAAATCATCTGCAACATGAGGAAGTTGTGCAACGTGCTGACGTTCTACACTAAACCCTACACCAGTTCCATTCATCAGAATATAAAGGATTTCATCAAATGCATGAACACGATTAACTGCAACATAGGAACAATTATAACCAGCAATGTTCTCACGTTTGAGTGCTTCACCAGCAGTCATAAGACAACGCATAGATGGCATAATTCCTAAGTCAAGTACTGCTTCTTCTAGTTCTTTTCGTAATGTATCACTTAACTTAAAATCATGCATTTCCTTTAGATGGTTTGTAAAAAAATCAAAGTATCTTGCAACTGTTTCATCCCACGTTTCTCTTCTTCCTTTATCCGGCAACCATCTTGAGTATCTTGATAGGTGAATAAATTCTTGGTATGGTGTAGGTAGATAGTTGCTAGTCATTTATCTTTCTCCATGTTGCGAACTGCATTTTAGCTGATGCAGTTTGGAATGTATTTTGTTTAATTATTTCTTGTATCTCTTCTTTTGTATATCCACCAAGAATCATGTCATTTATATCTTTGTGTTCCATACTCTCTGGCCATAAACAAACTTTTCTTCCAGTGTTTATGGTTTTTTCTATTAGTTTGCATATCTCCTTATTTCTAGGTTCATTATCAAAGACAACTGTTAGTTCTCCGTTTGTTATAAGACTTCCTTCAATTGACAGTGGACGATCAAAATCTGCACCACCAACTGCGATACAGTTATCTAGGAATAAACTATCAAGGGGCCCTTCGACAACATATATAGGTTCTTTTTTGACAACCCTATTCAGACCAAAAATCTTATCTCTATCCTGTAATTTGATAGTCAGATATTTTGGTTGTTCGTTTCCAAACGCCCGACCTTGATATGCAAATATTTCTCCTTTTTCATCTCTAAATGGTATCAACAACCTTGGGTGATCACCGTCCAAGGAAGGAAACTTATTTGGTATTAATTTATTTGTAAACTTATAAAATTTTGGGCAGAGAAATAAGTCTTCGTGTGAGCTTCTAGGTAATCTTCGTTGCTCAACAATTTTTCTAGCTGGATGTTCATGGTGAAGTTCTGATATTGATTTGAGTTCTTTAACAATTGACTCAGAATTTCGGCCCAATTTGTTCCGTTTTGTAGATTTATTTCTGTTAAAAACTGGCGCATTAAATTTAAACTCTGGTTTTGGTGTGATCGTGTCACACCCTGTTTTATATCTCTCCATTATATAGTCTTTGTGAGTGTTCAAGTCTACATGCTCAATTAATTTACCAAGCGTAGTACCCACTCCACAATTATGACATTTATAGAAAAGGTCATTCTTCTTACGAAACACGAAACCTCGAGCCTTAGTGCGGTTTTTCTTAGAATCACCACAATATGGACAACGAAAGTTCCAAAGAAAATCACCCTTCTTCTTAAACTGCTGGAGGAAGGGTGATATAAGATTCACGTATTTTACATCAATATAACTTTGCATAGTATATACTATACATGATTAAAGTTAAAATGTCAAGAGAATTCCATAAATTTATGTAATAAAAATCCTACTACGATAGAGCCACCTATGAGAACGTGCCTCCATTTCTCCATAACTCCTATTCTACCACTCAATTCTTCTCGTATTTTTTGTATCTCTTTATTTTGTGCCTCATGTTGTGTAGCTGCATTCTTCATTATTTCTTTAGTGTTTGTTGTAACTCTGGAATGTAAATCATCTATTTTAGATAGAAGTTCTGATCTACGACTTTCTATTTGTTTTTCTAGTTCTATACTTGATTCTTCTTGTCTTGCAAGTTTTTCTTCATGAACTGCTAACATACGATGAATAGAATTGGAAACATCAGTTAACTTATCAATAGCAACATCAAGTCTGCCATGAATAGATTTAACGTCCTCTATGTCACGTTTAATTAGTTGAACCTCTGTTTCCAATTCTGTCATAATATTAGTCTCCTCTAGAGTCCTCTTTTCTTAACATAGACCAAATTCCCCAAGCGAGGGCTCCCCAAATAATTACCTTGGTTAGAGGAATAGCAAACCATATAACCGCCACAGTAGCTGCAACTACAATTGCACCTTGATGGCTGGATGCTTCTTTGATTCTATTTGAAATCCAATTAGATATCATTTAAATCTCCTTTTTCTAGTTTCTTTAATTTGGCTTCTAACTTTTCAATTCTTAGCGCTACATTAGGATATTTTTTCTTCCAATCCTCTTCATCTTGTAGAACCTTCAAACCCAATTTTTGAGAAGCCCATGTCGAAACATCGTCAATCTTCTTATAGAACCACATACCTAGTTTGGTTTGTGAAAACCAACTATCGGCAGCGTTTCCTAAAATACTTCCTGCTATTGTAGATACTAACCAGAACCACATTTTAAAATGATCCCATTAGTAAATACTTAATGATAAAGGAACAACCAGACGTTGACACAACAACTAGTCCAAGTGCTAGTAATCTACACAGTGTTCGCATGGATTTTCTTCAGTACATTCACAAGGGTCACAAGTACATTCTGGATTTTTACATTTTTCGTTGTTACAAGCCATCTCTACCCCCAATCTGTTTTTACTTCGCATTTAACACAGCGACAATGTTTACATACTTCTATCTGGCCTTCTATACCATGATTATATGGTTCCCTTCGGAAATCTTTCATCAAAGGAACACCACAATGAGAATTATAGCCACAATTTTTACACTTAGACATTAGAGCATCGCTAAGCCAAGTGCCATAACTCCATAACTTATTCTACCTAAGTGTTCGGCAGTCATGTTAATTTTTTCAAAAAACTTACTTCCTTCAGCTTCCCACTTTGTTCCCATAACATAGGTGACAGCAATAACCAGACCACTAAGAATAAAAACGAGATGTGTGGGATCAAACCCTACACATATAGAAAGAATAATACCACCAATGGCAGGGGGAAGTCCAAATTTTAATAGCATAGGTTTCCACAATTCCCAACCCGGCATACCTCTTGTCATCTGTCTACCTGTTATAATTGTACAGAGAATAAGAGGAATTGAGTGCCAAGGATTCCAAATCATCCCACTGGCATATAATGCCGCGGCAATACAGATTGCAAAACCGATAAGATTACTTCCTTTCGGTCTACTATCACCGCCGTCTATATATCTCCAAATACTAGCTAATATTCCGAATAAAATAGGAAACATATTTTTCTCCTTTATTTTGCAGACCAGCGACCAAACAAACGAACAGCCCAATATGCTGGATACATTTTCCAACAAGGAACTTTCGGGTCGGCTGACTTCATACCTAATAGAAATATTTTATCAGATAAAACTTTTGCCTCTTTCCATTTCCAATGCCAGTTATTGCTTATACCATGATCTTGGTTATAGTATAATCTAAGTTTTGCATAAAGATGATCATGAATAATGGCAGCACGTGCTACATCCCAAGGTGAAATCAATGCCCATATGATCCTTGGAGTGGATGCAAGGTCTGTTCTCATTCCTTTTGTGCAAGTGATCATACCCGAATCTTTAATGTTTGCTCCAACCCTTTTGAGTAGTTCAACTTGATCTTCGGTAAGGGAATCTTCTCTAAAGCCTAAATCTTCTTCTAACTTCCATGTTTTAGGTGGAGTAAACTCCGCTGTTATTTTATTAGTGAAACTTCCCATAGAAATTCTCTCCTGTGATGGTCTACAGTTGTTTATTTAGTTCTGCTATCATATGAGCTTTAGTTTTTCTTCTATCTAAAATAATACCTCTTTCTTCCGCCCATTCATCTAAAGCTTTCTTTGTCATCTTTTTAAAATCTGGAAGTTCAACTTCTTCCACATCTTCATACATATGCATTTCTTCTTCATGTTTTTGTTGTTTGTTGTTAAATACGTCTACAGGGATGATAGGTTCTTCATCACGGGCGTCAGGCCCAATATCTAATTCTAACTCTGGTTTTGGCACTCCCAAAATTCCCATATAATTTTCAAACTGGATTTGCTCTTTAGAAAATACTCCCCATTCAGTTATGGTGCAATCGCCCTTATCAACATCGGATTTAATTACTGCATCAGATACTTTTGCAACGATAGATTTTCTATCTGCATTTTTGTTTCTAATCTCAACTCCTAGTTCTGATGCCATATCAATTAAATGAGAATTGGTATATTTTTTATCACTATTCCACCCTACAATAATATCCCATTTTACTTTTGCATAACTTGTCATTTTTTCACCTTTTCCTTTTCTCTTGGTTTAATCGCCTCTTCATAGTAAATAATAATCTCTTTTTGTTGTTGTATATATCTTTTAATCTCTGCCATGTTTAATGCAAGTGTTTCATAATCTCTTACACTTAACACATATGCAACTAAAGGATCACCATTTTCTTTTTGAAAATTCTTTTTAAACTCTTGAAAATTCTCTTCTGTAACAACCCACCATTTCATGGTGGTGTTCATCTTAATTGGTTGAGGACGATTCTGTGTAGGTATGTTTCTTTCTACCTCTACCGTCTGAACCTCAATTTGTGTGAGTTTAGGCCAAGAACTGCAACTACTTAGGACTAGGGTGAGCAGTAATAGACTCGAAACTTTCAAGTACTCTTTTAGATGCATTGTTTATCTTCCTTTCCCAAACTGCTGGTTCTTCTGCACTCAACTTACTAAGATTTATCTTTCTTAACTTACTTAGTAGTTGGTTCTTATATTTATTCGCATTGACCAACTTAGTTTGTAATTCACTATTTAGTTCTGCGTACTTCTTTGCATCTGCCTGTAGAGTATCAATAGTATTTTTCTGCAATTTTGCAGCAGTTTCTAGTTTCGCACTATTTTCTGTCAATGTCTGAATACGTGCTTGTGTATCCTTATAGTAGTACCATCCACCATAGACAACACCACCTACAAGACCAAGAACGACTATGAGAATATAAACTTTTAACATATGAATCCCATCGTTACCATGTCTAGATATTTAATCGTAAAGCAATGTAATATATAGTTAAACATAGTACTATTTATTATGCATCATTTGCAGCATCAGTTGTATAGAATAACTGAATACCTAATAGTCTAGCATCTCCAGCCATATCGTCATTAGCATCATCATGATCACGATATATTTGAAAATATGTTAAAGTATCATCAGCTACACCAGCTATCGTTACGTCACTACTTTCTGCTGAAATTAATGTTTCTGTTGCATCATTTTGTGAATCATCTTGAACCACAACAGCAGTTCCAAAAGCTCCAACTGATTCAGCATTGTCTGCAACACTTCTTCCTTGTAGAGCCCAAGCAACTCCATCTGTGGATGCCACACCAATCCAAAATGCTCTAAATGTAATTGTACTAGCATTCCATGATTTAGGAAATGCTACAGTAAATTGTGCATATTCCGTTGCATCTTTATCGAAATCAAGAACTTTAAATTCTGGCTGTTGTGCAGTAGTTTCTACCTGAGCAAGTGCAGCACAACCATTTGATGTTGTTGGATACATTGCTGATGCTGGAACATAGATAGTTTCTTTACCAGCAGTTTTGATAGCCGCACTAGACACTGTGGGTGCTTGTGTGAAATTGACTACACCGCCAGAGGAAATTGCTATCGCATCAGTATCACTCGTATGACCAATGTTTGTTCCGTTTATAATAATATTGTCTACAGTAAGCGTAGTGAGTGTGCCGAGTGAAGTAATGTTACTTTGTGCCGCAGTAGTAACAGTAGCTGCGGTTCCACTAGTGTTTCCTGTTACATTTCCCTCAATATTAGCAACTAAAGTTCCAACCGCATATCCTGTTCCACTTACATTAACAGTTGTAGTAGGAGCAGCTTGAAGGTCTTTGAATAGTTTAAATTTACCACTGTCATTTGCATCTCTAAACAGACCAGCATATAAGTCTTGAGAACCAGAAGTATCATATAAACCATAGAAACCTATATCAACTGAGTCTGCTGAATTGTTACCATTTGCTAAAATAATTAATGGGTCTTCTACTGAAAGAGTTGCTGTATTTACCGTTGTTGTGTCACCGTTAATAGTTAAGTCACCAGCAATCGTTACATCATTTGGCAGACCAACGGTTATTGTTCCAGAACTTTCTCCAACTGTAACTTCATTTGATGTACCAGAAAATGTAATTGTTCCCCCTAAAGAAACAGCAGTTGTGGTGGAGCCATCTGAAACTGTGATTGAACTATTTGAAAGTTTAGCATTAGCAATAGACCCAGCTAACATTCCATTTGTCACAGAAGTATTTGCGATTGTTACTGCACCAGCATTAGTCATTGTTACGTCACCAGATAAAGCAGCGGCAGTAAAACCTGTGCCATCACCAATTAATATTTGTGTATTTGTAACTGCTTTTGCTGATAAAACACCAGAACTATTTGCATCTCTTACGATAACTGTATTAGCGGCCGCATCGGCAATTTTTGCTAATGTTACATTTGCATCAGCAATGTGTGCAGTATCTATTGACCCATCTGTATAGTGTTCTGAATTGATAGCATCATCAGCAATCTTTGCACCTGTAATAGCATCTGCTTGTATGTCTGCCGTTTCAACTGTATCATTTGGAAAAGATGGAACTTGACTAAATGTAACTACACCATTAGCAGCAATGGCAATGGCATCAGTATCACTTGCACTACCAATGTTACCAGCGTCAGCAATCACAAGACCAGCACCAGATGTAATGACTGCACCAGAAACTATTTCATTATTGAAAGTTGCCTTACCAGCAGAACTACCATCAATCGTCAAGAAAGTTGTATCAACACTACCATCAGTTCCTTTAAGAATAATATCAGAATTATTTGCAGCGGCATCAATCGTAATGTCACCAGAAGTTGTTGTAAGATTAATTGCTGAATCACCAGCGGAAATATCATCGGCTGCACTGCCACCAGATGCGTCAGCACCAACAAATTTTGCAGATGAAGAATCATATTTTAGAAATTTACCATTTACCTTTGCAGTAGAAGGATCAACATCATCCAAGTCTGCAAAGGAACCAGCACCACCACCACTACTGGAAGCAAATCCTACTTTATGAAGGTGTTCGTTGATTTTCTTTTTGAATTCTGCTAGTTCAGCATTTAAAGCTGGTTCTGCAACAAAGGGTTTTGGATGATCATCCAAAGTTTCTTGTTCTCTGAGTTGAGGTAAATATTTGTCAATTACTTGTTCACGAACAGGTTGATAATCAAGTTCTGTTTTTGTACCAAATGCATTGGATAATTTTTTAGTAATAGTATCGTTTCTTTTACGAGTATTTTCTTCTTTGATTACTCTTGTTTCTTCATCTGATATTGCTCTTTGAATTCTCGCATCCTCAGCAATACGATCAAGTTCCTCTTGATGTTCTCTATCT